CCTATGGGGATGGGTCATGGATCATCGGAAGGCGTGCAAGTCGAGTGGCGGTTTGTGCAGCTGTCGCTTCGGCTTTAGCAACTTATTTTGCGACACAACTAGAAACGGAAATTGATATACAAGTCGGATAAATTGCATTTATGGTATATTATGTGCTAATGGGATTATTTGATCGTTTTAATACAAAGCCAATAATTACAGCAACAACCGATGTGGCTGCATCTTATGCGCCTTACAATTTACAAGCTGCTGTTGGCGGCATATTCTTTGGAACACAATCTGCAACTCGTGAGCAAGCAATGTCAGTTCCAGCTGTTGCAAGAGCAAGAAACATAATTTGTTCAACAGTTGGATCATTACCAATTGAAACTTATAATCATTTTACAAAAGAGCATATTCGACCAACAAGAGTTTTAATGCAACCAGATGCAAGAATTCCAGGGTCTGCAACTTATGCTTGGATCGCTGAGGATTTGTTATTTCATGGTTTTGCTTATGGTCAGGTTTTAGATAGTTATTCCGACAGCGATGGTGCAAGAGTTCGAGCATGGACAAGAATTTCACCAGATAGAATTACATATCAATTAAATTACAATCAAACCGAAATTTTGTTTTACAAAATTGATGGCGAGGAATTGCCTTTACATGGAACGGGCAGTTTAGTCGTATTTAGCGGATTAGATGAAGGCGTGCTTAATCGTGCGGGTCGCACAATAAGAGCAGCACAAGAATTAGAAAAAGCAGCTGAGATGTATGCCAAAGAGCCAGTTCCAACAATGGTGCTTAAATCAAATGGCACAAATCTTACTCCAGAGCGAATTACAAGATTGCTTGAAAGTTGGAAAGCAAGCAGAGCAACTAGATCAACTGCATTCTTGAATGCTGATGTTGAATTACAGGCTTTAGGATTTGATCCGGCTAAATTACAATTAAATGAAGCCCGTCAATACCTCGCTTTGGAATGCTCGAGGGCGGTAGGAATTCCTGCCAGTTTCGTATCTGCTGAAACTACCTCAATGACTTATTCAAACATGACAGCCGAAAGAAAAGCATTAATTGATTTTTCTTTGCGACCAGTATTAACTGCAATTGAACAAAGACTATCAATGGCTGATTTTGTGCCAAATGGTGTTGAGGTCAGATTTGACATTGACGATTTCTTGCGTGGATCTGCATTAGAGCGTGCGCAAGTCTATGAAATCCTAAACCGCATTGGCGCAATGAGCGTTGAGCAAATACAAGAGGAGGAGGACTTGATCCGATGAGTAAAAAATTACAGATCAATTTTCCAATAACACTAACTGCAGCCGATAGTCGGAAACGAACAATTTCTGGCACGATCGTTTCATGGAATGAAAAAGGCATGACAAGTGCTGGCGCAACAGTATTTAAGGAAGGCAGTATTGATTTCTCAAAACCTGTCAAATTATTACTAGAGCATGACCGCACTAGACCTATTGGCAAACTAATTGACATTACAGCTGACGACAAAGGTATCCAAGCAACATTTAAGATTGCAGGAACAATTGCCGGTGATGACAGCATCCTTGAGGCAGCCGAAGGATTGCGTGATGGATTTAGTGTTGGCGTAGTTGTTGATGATTTTGATGCCAACAAAGGAGTAATGACTGTTAAAGCATCTAGGCTCATGGAAGTCAGCCTTGTCGCTGAACCCGCCATTAACAGCGCAAGAGTTGAGGAAATAGCAGCTAGTGAAACACCAGAGAATTCCGAAGCAACCGCTGAGGAGCAAACAAAAACACAGGAGGACAAATTGTCTGACACACAAACAGCTCCTATCGCCACCGAAGCGGTAGAAGCAGCAAAGTCTGAGCCTGTGGCAATTCAAGCAACACAACCAGTTGCTTATACAAAGCCACGCTCACCAATTAACACACAGGCTCGATTCTTAGAGCACTCAATCAAAGCATCACTTGGAAATCGTGATTCCGCTGAGTGGGTAGCACATGCAAAGGCTGAGGATTCAAAAATCCTTACAGCAGCTGATGACAGTTTTACAACTAACCCAGCATTCAAGCCAATTCAATATGTTTCACAGGTAGTTGATACTCAAATTGGATCTCGTGGCGCAATTGATGCAATTGGAACACGCAGACTGCCAAATGCAGGTATGACTGTTTCAATTCCTAAAATTACAACTTCCGGATCTGTTGCAGAAACAGCCGAAGGTGCAGGACCATCCGAAACCGGAATTGTCAGCGCATATGTTGATGCCACAGTTAAAGCCTACAAGGGTTTGCAACGCTACAGCGTTGAAATTCTTGACAGAGCAGATCCATCTTTCTATCAGGCAATGTTGGAAAACATGCGCCGAGTTTATGCTCAAGCAACTGAGGCTGCAGTCATTGCAGAATTAACTGCTGGCGGAACAGCAGGAACTGCAACATCTGCTGATCTTGATGGAATTGTTGCATTCGTAAAGACTGAAACACCTGCTGCATATCTTGCAACTGGTGAGTTAGCAACACGCTACATTGCTGGAACTTCACAATGGGGATTATTAATTGGCGCACAAGATTCTTCAAAGCGACCAGTATTCTCAGCTGTTAATCCACAAAATGCTGCTGGCGCAGTTTCACCATTATCACTTCGTGGAAATGTAATGGGTCTTGACCTATATGTTTCAAACAAAGCAGTTTCAACTTCAATTGATGAGAGCGCATTCATTGTTGTTCCATCAGCTGTTGCAATTTACGAAAGCCCAGTATTACAACTATCAACAAATGTTGTTTCAACTGGCGAAATCGAAACAATGCTTTATGGCTACTTGGCTGTTAAGACAATTGTTGCCGGTGGAGTTCGTCGCTTTAACCTTACCTAATAAGTAAGTAAATTCATGCCTGAGGTTGCTCCCGATCTCAGGCAGTTGCTCTAGGGAGAACCTAAGGAGATGACATGCCAACCATAATTACAGCCTCACAGTTGCGATCTGTGCTTGGTGTGTCATCTGCCTTGTATGACGACACTTATTTAAACCAAATTATTGACACAGCAGAAACAGTTATTCTGCCAATGCTTACAACATTTAAAAGTCCAATTCAAGCGACTTCATTGTCAGCCAATGTCGCTACATTTACCACACTAGGAATTCATGAATTTACCGAAGGACAATCAGTTGTCATCACAGGATGCGGAAGCCCTTACAACGGAACAAGAGCTGTGCTGGCAGATAATCTTGGACAATATACCTTTTCGCAATCGATCACTAATGCCGACATACTCGAGGCTAATGTCATCCCATCCGGAGTTGCTGCCCTTTCTGGCGGATCAACTTATGTTGGAAATGCAGCTGTTCAATCAGCCGTCTATACAGTTTCAGTCGAAGTTTTCCAAGCAAGACTTGCCGGCGGAGGACAAATCGAAGGAGTAGATTTTACCAGTACTCCATTCCGTATGGGCAGATCGCTTTTCAACAAATGCGTGGGTTTATTAGGTTCATACATAGACACCGAAAGCATGGCTCTCTAAATGCCTAACCAAACAATTCTTGAACAGGTTCGCACACCTTTAGCAACTGCTTTATCTAGCGTTGCAGGAAATGTTTATAGTTTCGTTCCAGAAACAGTTATTCCTCCTGCTGTGGTATGCGTTCCGGATTCACCATATTTGGAATTTGACACAATAAGCAAATCCAATATCCGCGCTAAAATTAATATGACTATCACAGTTGCAGTTGCTTACAATAGCAATCCAGCATCACTCGATAACATCGAGCAATTAATCATAAGCGTTCTGGCAGTAATTCCAAATGGATATATTGTCAGTTCGGTCGATAGACCGACAGTTACACAAGTTGGAGCAAGCACGCTGCTTATCGCAGATGTCAGAGTCAGCACCTACTACACACGAACAATCTAAGGAGAATCATGGCAACCCAAGTAATCACAGGTCGCGATGTTTCGCTGTCTTTTTCAGGTTCTCTCGGAACAGACATCGATGCGCAAGCACTTTCAGCGACTTTAACAAAAACAATCGATCGTCAGACTTACCAAACACTTG